CTTGGATGCTGGACAGTGCGACGAATATGACGGCTCAGGCCGTCTCAAAGTCATCCCGGTGCGTGAGTTCTCATTCGTAGTCCCCTACGAATTAGGCGAAGGCAAATTCTCTTACGAGGATGCAATCAACCCCATCAACCAGTTGGGGCCAGTTTTGCGCCAAGCCGTCCCAGTTGCAACTAGCAACGACTTTTCCAGCTTCATGGCCGCCTTCAACAAGCGAACCAACTTCGAACAAGCGTCGAAGGTTGGCGGACATGACGACATCGATCCCACCGTCCTCAAGGAGACGTTGGCCATGATCGAGGGTCTCCCGCAGCTGGAAGAGTGGGATGAGAATGACTCCGACCGCTCCAGATGGATCAGCAAATTCGTTGACCGCAAGCAGAGAGCAATGAAGGAGGCCTACAGCGAAATTGCGTGGGCAGACCCGGCATACCTTGGTACCAAGGACTTGTCGGTTAAGCAAGAGATTCTCATCAAAAGAGACGACCCTACTTGGGCGCCTCGTGTCATCTATGCTGGAAACGACGCGTTTAATGCTGTCACAGGACCCGCTTGCATGATTGCAATGGAGCGCCTGTGCCGCATGTCCAAACTCCACGCCCTGGGCGGGCTGGAGGTCATGTACGCTTACAAAACCAGTGATGTCGAACTCTGCAATTTCATCTATGACGCCTGGTTAGGCAAACTCGGAATGCCCAACTGGTTCCGTAGTTTATTGTTTTCTCTTGAACACTACAAAGTTCAGAACAAGAGATTCGGGTTTCGTGCCAAGTGCAAGTACGCATTGCCCACTGGCACGACGTCTACCACACCAAGAAATTCTTCCTACAATTACACCATGGCAGCCTATCACTGCATGAAGAGGAAGGTTCGTGGCAAGGCCGTCATCCTTGGAGATGACATACTCAAGGCGCTAGACCGTCCAATCCAGTTGCGCAGCTGGGTTGACACCGTCGCGTCTTTCAAGATGGTCTTGAAAGCCAAGCAACCCAAATTAGAAGGTGAGTCAACATTCTTGTCCCGGCGTTTGTTCGTCGATGTTGACAAACCTTGCATGGTCCCTCTGATCGGGAAGATGTTAGTGCGTTTCAATTGTCGTGGCACCATGAACGACGCATGCACTGATTCACAATATATGGCAGGTAAAGCACTCAGTTACGCCTACGAGTGCCGACACGTGCCCTTCCTTCGAGATTATTTCCTCCGCCGTTATGCGATGGAGGACGCAGAGGCTGTCACCCTTGACGATCTGACGTGGTTTGCACGCACATCTGGGGTCGACCTAGCAAACATCGTCCAGGCCATACGCGATGAGCGCGTACTAGTTACTGACGACCAATTCGAGTGTTGGCTCATTGAGTACCATGACTGCACGTTAGTCGAGGTCCGTGAGCTTTTTGAAGCGGTTATAGTTAGCGCTGACCAAGTCACCCTGGACTTGCCAAACATTGAATACTTCCGCAAGGACTATGATTGAGCAGCC